CTAGCTTATCTTCATTGATGTTCTTTGTACCAAAACAACACATAGCATTAGTTAAGCCTTTGTCATGAAGATTTATCATATCAAATATACCTTCTACTAATATAACAGAACCTTGTATCGGATCTACTATAGGGAACAGAGGCATCTTCGCACCCGCAGGCGAGATCATGTACTTAGGCGTTCCTCCAGTTGTGTGACGACCGTTGAAGGCTACGATACGACCTGATATATCTCTTATAGGAAAGTTAATTCTTCCTATATAATCAGAGTCAGGGTGTTGAAACGCTTCAAATCTTTTATACGTTTCGGGTTTAATATCTCTCCAGTTACCTGAATAACTAGATAGATTTCGGGGAAAAGACAACCCGACACTTTCAGACCTTTTTTCTCTAATATTCTTTTTGAGTAGTTCTCGTCTTACTTGTAAGTGGTTTGCCTTCTCCCCGAAATAGGTGAAAATGTTTCCCTTAAAACCACAAGAGAAACACTGAAATATTCCTGTTATACGATCAACACGCATACTAGGATTACGGTCAGGATGCTCAGGGTTAAGACAGCTAACTAAGCAGTCTCCGCCCTTAGGTATAAAATATACTTGTCTAGAAGTTAGTAGTTCTTCTACTGTCACCGACCAATGTCCTTAATATCTGTATTGTTTATAACTTGATATGCACCTTTGTTATACGCAGGAGCAATCGTAAAATTTTTAGACTCTTCTATTTTGTAAGAGTTATCTGGAGCAGAAATATAAGTACTCTTCGCTTTTGCAGAAGGGTAGTAAGGAGTCTCTCGTCTATAAGAAGCCTTTGTTTCTAACTCTTTGAATTCAGGTGTATACTGTTTTGCTTTGGGCAAAGGCTTACGCTTCCTACCAGAAGTGGTATGTCGTAAACTGCCAAATGTAATTGCCATATGCTTTTCCCCTTTAAAGTATCCGTATATTATACGCAAAAGAAGGTAAGATGTCAAGAAATATTTTTAAAGATCATTAATTTCTTCGCCGGTTTTGTGCGAAGAATCTTCTTTCTCTTTAGGAGTAAGTGCAGACTCAGGGCCAATTTTTAAGCTATCCCAGTCTACTTGTGAAGTAAACGACTTCATGGAGGCTGATCGCATCTTTACACAGTTCAGCGTAATACACGCATCTTCGTGATCCCAGGTTTCTAGTGAATATGCAGCATCTGCCGCATCAAGAATACCTTTAGCGAATCTAGCTTCACCACTTGCATCTGTCTGATAAGGTGAAAATACTGTACAATCATACTCTTGTGCCATAGATTTCAGTGCTTTACTTACTTCAATCTGTTCTGTCCAGTCATACTGCCCTCCACGAGAAGGGAGACTCGACCGCTTTACCTGATTAATATAGTCTACGATAATGACACCAACATTCAAGGGCTTAACTTTTTTGTCAAGCTCTGCGCGAATCTTGGATAAAGTAAGTGCAGGGTCATACACTACGTCCAGCTGTTGAGTCGGGAGAAGCTCATGCTGTGTCTTTAGTGATGTGTGCAACTTATTAAAGTCACGATGTGTATTATAATCCTTCAAGCGGTCTTGCCCATCAACATAACGAGCTGCCCACCAAGTTGCTACTTTCTCCCACTCGGTAATACTCAAGTTTTGAGTACGCAAACGAGCAAAGGGAACTTCAGTAGCGATGGCACAGCATCTTTGTAGTATAGACCGGCTATCCATTTCAATAGTGAAATACATAGCCGACTTACCACTGGCATACACTGCATTAGCAATGTTTGCACAGATGACAGATTTACCAGCACCTCGACGACCACCAACCATAACAAGATCTCGGGGGGAGAACTGTATTTCGTAATCATACTCTTCATTGAGTCCGAGTTTCATGTACTTAGCTAAATCTTCTTCTGGCTCAAACAGTTCAATACGTTGCATACTTTCCTGCGGATCTTCCAAATCAACCTTGTCTTCGACATCGAGTACGATTTGGTGAAGATGATTTACAGAATCCTGGGCGCTTTCAAACGCAACAGAGTTCTCGACATAATCTTCTAGTGAGTCCAGAATTTCTTTTTGAGCATATTCGTTCTTCAGGTACTCTAAAAGCATGTATGGATCTGCATCCACTTCTACGCTTTCAATAGCGTATAACTTTTCACGAGTACCTGAGTCCCGAATCTCAAACTTTAAATCTTCAATCGTGGGCATTTTATGAAAATCTTCACAATGCTTATCGATAACCTTGTACAGGCTATGATACTCACTCGGCAAATAATGCCTATGCGTGACACTCCAAGTCTGAAAGTCTTGGAGTGCGAGCACTTGCTTTATCAACGCACTTGCGATGTTCAAAAAAATTCCCCCGAATTCAAAGATTTAGACAGACCCCGTGGAGCCTGTCTTTCAAAAACTAATAAAGATTAAGCAGATGCTTTTTCTTTCTTAGCCGCGCCATCATAGTCGGCAGCAACAAGGCCACGACGAGTTAGCATAGTTTTAACACCACGAGCAGTTTTGCCTATAGTTTCAGCGATAGCTTCTACAGTCATGTCAGAAATATCACCAAGATCTGCTAAAGGATCTTCTTTAGCGGAACCTTTAGTGTGTTCTTGACGTGGGATAGCATCAATATCTCCAGAACGAAGCAGGCTGAGAGCCTTACCACGTACAGAATTTACAGAGCGATCAAGCGCATCAGCGATAGCTTCTACGAAAGCGCCGTCTTGTACCATAGATACAAAAGTTTCTTCCTCTTCTACAGAGTAAGTTCTAACGGTTTCTACTTTAGGAGCAGGCTTAACGTGGCTGGTTAGTTCCATAGATAGGATCTTACCTTGAATTGACTTAGCAGAAAAAGCTGCGCCGTCAAAGTGTTCAGCGATTTGAGCGTAAGTATACTCACCACTGTTGTCCTGTACGAAAGAAGACAAAGTGTCCTCTTGCTCAGGAGAGAAAGTTCTAACAGAAGATGCTGATGCAAGTTCTACGTCAAAACCCATTTTTCGCAGTTTACTAGAAACTGATCGAGTTGAAGTCTCGAGCTGAGCTGCTGCTTCTGCAACAGTTGCTTGAGAGATAGGTGCTTCGTCACCAACAAAGTTGGTTAGTTCAGCAGTACGTTCTTCAGTCCATTTTGGCAATGCCATATATTATTCTCCGATTAAATCTAATAGATTTTCAATTATTGTTATGCCAGATTTTCTGGCTTGATTTGTTTTAGCGGACTCTACACCGCTTTCATTTACTAGTATCGTAACGTCTTTGGTCAAGCTTGATTTTACAATATATCCTTTATCCAACAAGGCAGCAGTAGCCAATGCTTTAGTTTTATAACTTTTAAGTTTACCACTAATACAAACTGTACCTAGTGTCTCTACAAGAGAGGCTTTTTCAAACTTGAAATCAAAAGGTAAGCAGCCATCATAAAAACTATAGAAATCTTTATGTAACCACTTTAATAAGTTTTCAGTTGCCTTTGGACCTAGTCCCGCTGCTTTACAATTACTCTCATTTATTTCAGTAATATCAGTAATTATTTTAGAGAGTTTATCACTAGCAGTTTTTCCGATTAAAGGTATGCTGAATGCAGCTAAAACCGTGTTAAAAGGTGCGGCTTCCGAATTTTTAATTTCTGCATATAACTTTTTAGCCAACTTCTCAGAGGACAATCCTTCAGAAATATCTTCTTCTGTAAGGGAGTAGATCTCATCGATATCTGTCAAGCCAAGTTTATTGATAGCACTAGGGCCTAATCCTTTTATTTTAAGGGTTTTGGCAAAGTGTTCAATTTTCTTTTGCTTTTGAGAGACACATGAGTTACTTCTACAGTAAAGAAGATCATTTGACCACTCAAGTAACGAACCGCAGCTAGGGCAGTTGGTGGGGGCTTGAATAGTTTGCACTAAAGTATTCTCCGTGAAATTGAAAGTATATTATACGAGATTTTAAGGTTTCTGTCAAGAACTATTTTTTAATAGGTGCACTTAATCTACACGTCGTAAAATTCGAGGTATGATCTCACCACTACGAATGACCTCTACGTTACAGCCTATTTTAAGATCAAGACTACGTATGTAATCTATATTATGTAAAGTGGCTCGAGATACAATAGCTCCTTCTATATCCACAGGATCTAAAATAGCTACAGGGCTCACTACACCACTCTTACCTACTTGCCATACTACATCTAATAGCGTGGTGATCTGACCCTCTTTCTGTTCTTTTAGAGCAACAGAGCCTCTAGGGTGGTGTGCTGTATAGCCCATTCTATCAAACTTGTCTCGACTATTCAATCTATATACAGTACCGTCCGTAGGATAGTTACTTATATCAAACGTACTGACCTCAGACATACCAAAGTCTCTAAGAGCTTTTAGCGTATGTTCTTTGTAAAAGCGTCCTTCCTGTTTAACTGTATAGTTAATATCGTAACCTACAAAAGTTATACTTCGCTGTTTGAACTCTTCTATATCTTTGAGATTTAGAGCACCTGAAGCATAGTTCCTAGCATTAGGAATATCTTTAGAAGCAACTACCTCTCCAGTAATTTGAATACTTTCTTTTACAGAAATTTCGTTAGGGACTAAAACTTTCATTTTATCAGTTATATCCCGTCCAACATTTCCGTCACCTCTTGTAAGGCTCAAAGCTAGTAACCCATTAACATATAGAATAGATACTGCAGCTCCATCAAGTTTAGGAGTGCATACATAATCTTGCAAATTCAAAGGTAATTCTAGTTCTGAAAATACTTTCTGTAAAGAGTACATTTTATAAAGGTGTGGTATCCCATCTGTCACAGTGTAGCCTACAGAGTTATAGTCGTATTTCGATGCAAGAGAGTCAAACTCTTCATCAGAAATAAGAGGTGTACCTTGATAATAATGTTTGCTTGCTTTATCTAAAAATTTTTTCATAAAAACTCTCACTGGAATATGTACATTATACAGACAGAACCAGCAAAAGTCAAGAACTATTTATAGATTTCGTCTATATAATCTTTAAAATGTTCTTCTATGATGTCTTTTGATTCTGCCAACGATAGTATTTCTAACAAACCTGAAAAAAGCTGCCGAGAATTGTTAAAATCCAATTCCATAGCTACACCCTCAGGAGAGGGCCGCCATTCTTCGGTAAAGTCTAGATAATACTTTCTGACATGTAAGTACTCTATACCTCTAAAGGTATTAATAGTAAGTCTTACTTGTATCTCTTTATCCTCATTATAATGTATGATTTTTTCATATAGAGCTGGTGCTTCATATAATTGCATATCATACCTCGTTTCTAAGAATAGACGAGAGAGGCACCACACTTGTTACGTTTTCGGGTTTGAGAAGTCGATATGAATCTGTGTCCCAACAAAAGAGCAAAAGAGTCCTGTCAGATTCTTTTGCCCTATTTTTCTTGCCCGCTACATAAGGGGTGGTAAAGTCTAAAGTACAAACATTATACTTTAGTTTTTTGGAATTTTCACTGCGATAGGTGATTATAGCATCACCATACTCAGTTACTAACGATGCTAGTTCCTCTTTTTTCACAAAATCTCCTTTTATTAGGTTAGCAAAATCTTTTGCTGTACTATATATTTGGAGAGCGGAAGGCTAAAGGCTTATAACCGTTTTTAAAAAATGCCCGCCAAGGTTACGCATTGTTAAGAGGCGTGGCGGGACTTTAAGGTACTTTACACTTCGTTTATTGTTGTAATGATTGAAGTAAAGTATTGTGCGGCTTTACCAGTCAACTTAGAGATAATCTCTTCGTCAACAGATTGACCTGCATCACTTAAAGCAGCAGTAAGAGCTTCTTGAGCTGCTGCTTTAGAGACACGAGTGCTGCCTCCAGTTGTACCGCCACTAGACTTAGCAGCGGGGGTTTTCTTAACATAAACGCCAGCTTTTGTTAAGATCATACGAACACCGTTAGGTGACTCGTCTAGTTCTTCTGCAATATCTTTCACAATTTCCATACTGGTTTCTGGAGTTGGTTGTGCTTCTTCGTACATTGCTACTGCCTGTGCTTTTTTATCGTCGTCCCAAGCCATGTTTCTTTTCCTTCTGTTAGTGTTTTTAAGTCCAGGTGCAAAACCTGTTCGTTCTAGTTGTTGCTGATAAAATCGGTCGCCCATTTGCTTCCATCACTTTATAAAAACATATTATATGTGAAATTAACCTTAAAGTCAAGAACTTTTTTTGTTACGCCAGTAATAATATTCCATATACTGGGGCCATCTTAAATACTGCTTTAAAGGATAAGCCCAGTAAAGTCCTTGATATACTTTTTCTACGTTTTCTGTAACATCGCACCAATTACAGGGTGATCCTACTTCTGTAGCTATTACAGTTTCTTTAGGGGCACAAAAGTGGCTCCACATTTTTATTTCCTTATCCATTCTTCTATCGTCCTTTTTTCTATATCTTCGTAAGTGTTAGAAGCACAATGAAGTACTATTAACTTATCGCTTTTTGAATTTTGAGGTAAATTTACCCCTTGCAGAGTATAATCGTCGGTTATTTTTCTACCTGACGTTAGACTTTTAAAAGTAATAGTTACCCTACCTACTTTTAGTGCTTTTATCATATTTTCTATCATAATTGCTTATTTAAATCAATACCTAGTTTTGCTAGATGATTGAGCTTGCCCAAATCATGGGCGCAGCTAGAGGCATAAAAGCCTCCTTTACCTGCGGTAGATACAAAGTCTAGTTCTTCAGCCTCTTTTTCAAATATATAAATTTGATACGCTTCACTACCATACTTCTCTAAGTATGTAGGGTTTTCGTGTTTTTTATCTACAACTGCAGGGGCATGATATTTTGCAGACCATACTACTTCTCCAACCTGAAAACTTTCAGATACACACTCATCTGGAAAATAATGTGGCGTTAATCTTTCTTCTTTGTTGCTCGGTCTTGACGGGACGCCAACTCTTTCGAGAATAGATCGTAC